GTCCACGAAAAACTCGACGGAATCTGCGAAAACCTCGAGCTTGCGATGCCATTAACGCTCGCGGCTGAGGCCGAAGGCGTAGGTAGAACGACGATTTATGAGGCGATGGAGGCGGACGCAGCCATCCTCGAACGCATTACGCGCGCGCGCGCGATTGGGGCGAAGACGCTAACAGTGCTGGCGAAGTCTGGAGAAAAGGGCTCGGCCGCGGCGCTGTGGTTTCTCGAGCGCCGGTATCGCGACGACTACGCTCCGCCGAAGAAAGAAGACGTTCAGCCGGCCGAGGTCAACATCACGATCGTCGGGGGTCTTCCGCCGCGGCCGAAGGGTGACGTATCCCCACCATAAAACTGCCGGACCTCCACGCGGGCCAGGTCGAGGCGTACAGCGTCCCGGGCCGTCGAATCGTCATGCGGTGCGGCCGGCGCTGGGGCAAAACGCTGTTCGGCTCGACGATTATCTGCGACGGGGCGGCGCGGGGGGAGTCGTGGGGGCTGTTCGCGCCGGAGTACAAGTTCACGGCCGAAACGTACCGCGAGATCGACGAAATCCTCGATCCCATCAAGAAGTCGGGTTCGAAGGTGGACGGGGTTATTCGGACTATTAGCTCCGGCCGGGTGGACTTCTGGACGCTCAATAACCCGAACGCCGGCCGGTCGCGGCGGTATCACGGCGTGGTCATCGACGAGGCGGCCTTCGCCGGGCCCGATATGCAAGACATTTGGGAGAAGTCCATCAAGCCGTCGCTGCTCGACTTCGGGGGCGTCTGCTGGGTCTTTTCGACCCCGTGCGGGCGCGACGACGACAACTGGTTCTATCGCATTTGCACCGACCCGGGCCTCGGGTTCACCGAAATCCACGCGCCGACGTGGGGCAACCCGTACCTGCCGATCGAGGAAATCGCGAAGCTGGAGGCCGAGAACTCGCCGGAGGTCTACCGCCAAGAGTACAAGGCGGAGTTCGTCGACTGGTCCGGCGTCGCGTTCTTCCCGATGGAGGCGCTGCTCGTCGACGGCAAGCCCGTGCCGATGCCGGCGAAGTGCGACGCCGTCTTCTGCACGATCGATACGGCCATCAAGACCGGGCAGGAGCACGACTCGACTGGCGTCGTTTTCTGGTCTTACAACGCGCTTCTGAGTCAATACATGGTCAATATTCTCGACTATGACCTCGTGAAGATCGAGGGCGCAGCCCAGGCTGATTGGCTCCCTTCGGTCCACGCGCGGGGCGAGGAGTTGGCCCGGCTCTGCGGCGCTCGGTCGGGGTATGTCGGGGCGCTCATCGAGGATAAGGCCACTGGAACGGTCCTTCTCCAGCAGTCCGCGAACCTCGCCCGCAAGCAGGGGCTTCAGCGCCCGCTGGCTCGGCCGATCGACTCCGTCCTGACGGCGATGGGCAAAGACGAGCGCGCAATTGCCGCCTCAAGGTATGTCTATGCCGGCGACATCAAAATGACCGAGGCCGCCTTCAACAAGATCATTGTCCACAATCAGCAGTCGGCCAATCACCTTATCAAGCAGATAACGGGCTTTCGCATCGGCTCCAAAGAAAAGGGCGTGAAAGACCTGCTGGACTGCTTTGCGTACGGGGTCCTCGCAACGCGCGGCGTCGGCTCCGGCCAACGGAAGGGAATCTGAGAGGTGCTCAACTCCGAGGCGTTCCAGGACGGCGGCCAGGCGGCCCTAGGGGTCGGCAACGGCTTCATGGGCTCGGTGCTCACGCGCCTCATGCTGACCGACGACATTCTCCCGGGCTCCGACCCTGGCTATCAAACCTGCAAGACGATTTTCACAGACCATCCGCTCGGGCTCATCCTGGCGAACGCGCCGATCACGCGCGCGCAAACCAAGCCGCGCGAGCTCTCGTGCAAGGTGCTCGGCGAGGCGGCGATTGTGAAGCAGTTTATGCTGACCTGGGACCGCATTAACAAATCCGGCGCGACCGTGCTACTCAACAATCTCTGCTCGCTCTCGCGCGTCTACTGCATTGCCTCTATCGGCGTCGGCGAAGTCGGCAAGGATCTCTCCACGCCGCTCGACGTCAACCGCATTGCCGACGCCGACCTCTTCTTCACCGTGCTCGACCCGCTCAATACGGCCGGGTCGCTGGTGCTAAATCAGGACCCGAACTCGCCGGACTTCCTGAAAGTCACCCAGCCGATCGTGGTCAACGGCAAGACCTGGCACCCCTCGCGCACGTTCGTGAAGATCAACGAACAACCCATCTACATCGCGTGGACGAACTCCGCATTTGGCTTCGTCGGCCGCAGCGTCTACCAGCGCGCGCTCTTCCCGCTCAAGACATACCTCGAGATCATGCTCGCCAATAACATGGTCGCCAAGAAAATCGCGCTGCTCGTTGCCAAGATGGAGTCGCCCAGCTCGTTCCTCGATAACGTGATTGGCGCGTTCTTCGGCCAGAAGCGCGGGCAGCTCAAGAGCGGCGTGAACGGGCAGGTACTATCCATCGGCGTGGACGAGTCGGTCGAATCGCTCAACTTCCAGAACCTCGAAGGCCCGCTTAAACTCATCCGGGACAACGTGATTCAAGACATCGCTTCGGCCGTGCCGATGCCGGCGTCCATTATCTCGCACGAGGCGTTCAACAAGGGGATGGCCGAGGGCACCGAGGACGCGAAGAAAGAGAACTCGTACCTCGACTACGTCCGCCAGGATATGAATCCGGCCTACGCTTTCATCGACGCGATCGTGATGCGCAAGGCGTGGACGCCGGAGTTTTTCGAGACATTGAAGTCTCAGCACCCGAAGCTGAAGTTCCCGCCGTTCGAAACGTGGCTTTACGAATGCATGAGCGCGTTCGTTGCGCTCTGGCCGAACCTGCAAGAGGAGCCGGACTCCGAGAAGGCCGAGACGGCGAAAGTGAAGATGGAATCCGTCACCGCGACGGCCGAGGTGCTCATTCCAATCGTCGATCCGGTCAACGCCGCGAACGTCGTGCAGTGGATTGCCGACAACGTGAACGAGATGCCGGAGCTCTTTGCGGGTAAGCTGGACATCGACGTGGACGCGCTCGAGGCGCACCTCGAATCGAAGCAAGCCTTGGCCGAAGAGGCCGCGCTCTCGCCGAACGAAGGCCAAGAAACCAAGCCGACGCCGTTTTCAAAGGCGTCATAAGGAGCTACCATGCCGACCCCACAAGAGATTGCCCTGCGCTCACGTTTTGGCAAAGGCGCCGCCGTTGCCGCCGCTCGCGCCGCGTCGACGGACGCCCCCGCTCCTTCTTCCGGGCCTGCGGAGACCGCCGCGCCGGCCGCGATCGTGGAGACGCCGCAACCGGCGCCGAGCGGCTTCCGCGCGTTGACCGCGGCGACCGTCGAGCCCGCGCCCGAGGCTGAATCCGCGCCGTGACGAGCCGCTTTCGAGCGCTCCTGCTCGAAGGCTTGAAGCGCTTCGCCTCCGAGGGCCCGCCGAGCGATGCCGACCTCATGGTCTGGATGGACCGCCTGCAGCGCGCGCTCGAGATCGAGGTGGCGACCGACGACGAGAGCCGCAAGCTCCTTCGAACCGTGCTCGAAGGCATCTACGCGCGCGAAGTCGAGCGGGGCGGCGTCGCCAAGCGCGTCCCCGGCGTCGAGCGCTACACCGTCGACCAAGTGCTTCCGGCCCTGCGCGCCGAGCTCGACCGCCGCATCTTCGCCGCCGCCGACCTCATCCGGATAAACAAAGCCCAGCGCAAGGCCCAGACCCTCCAGCGCTTCGCCGGCTGGATAACGTCCGTCCCCATCGGCGGGAGCGCGGCGACGGACCTGCGCGCCGCCGCCCGCGAGATCGCCAAGCCTATCGCCCAGGTGAAGTTCGAGGCGAGGCGGGTTGCGATCGACCAGGGCCATAAGATGTCCGCCGCCGTCGCGCACGTCGTGGCCCAGCAGAACGGCGCCATCGCGGCTATCTGGCACGACCGCGGGCAGTACGATCGCGGATACGACGCCCGGCCCGAGCACCTAAAGCGCTCCGGCAAGCTGTTCCTCGTGCGCGATTCGTGGGGCATCACGGAAGGCTTAATCCGCAAAGGCTCGGCGCCGTATTACGAAGACACTGAGCAAGTTGCCACCTTGCCGTACTGCTCGTGCTGGGCTGAATGGGTGACTCAGGTCCAGCGGCTACCAGAAGAATTGCTCACGGCGAAAGGCCGAATGTGGGCCCTCGGCACCGCCTAGTTTCCCGGCCCTAGCTCCGGGGAAGCGAGAGCGCCGAACTTGTGCCGGCGCTCTTTGCTTTGGAGGGTGCGGCGCGCGGCTAGCCTAAGACCTCGTGGCGCCGGGTCTTTCTCCCTCGGCGCGGGTAGCGCGGTCCGAGGCGGGGCCTCCTGTCATGAGCGGGAGGCTTTCGCTTTGGCCCGACCGTGTAAGATCAGGGCACCTTTTACACGTTAGCGGTGAATCGCGAAGCCGAACTCGGACCAGCCCAGCAGGCCGATCAGCACGAAATACACGAGCGAACCGCCGAGCAGCGCCGGGGTCGCGCGATTGCTCCAGCCTGTGAAGATCAGCGCGACGATGTAGAGAATCCAAAACAAGAGGCCGATGGACATGGGAACCGCCTTTCGAAAGCAAGCGGTTCTTACCCACAGCGCGGATTCGTACACGCTCCGTCGCGCTTGGGGAACAAGCACTTTTGGCACTGCGTGCGGTCGCGCTCGGCCTTAATCGCCCTCTGCTGCGGCGTTTCTGTACTTTTTGACCGCCAGTTCCGGCGATGCGTTAGGCTCATTGAGCATCCAGTCAGACCTTTTCGCCCCATTTTCTTCTCCTTCTCCCGATTTTTGGCGCGCCGCCCTTTATGCGCTTTCGGTTCCTTTGCTCAGGCAGTCCGGTTGGGGGAGCCTAAGCAGATGCTCAGTGTAGTCTCGGCGGCTTCGCCTTCGCAGCGTTTTTCCTCGAGCGTTCAATATGCGGAAGCCGCGTTCTTGCGCTCCATTGGTCCGAATGTTGCAGTCCAAAATGGATTGGTCCGAATGGCGATTGGATGGCTACGTCGGCACGATTGGATGGGCTAACCTCTCGCGGGGAGCGGGCCAATGCCTAGCGAACGAGCCAAGCGTGGATTTCCAGAAGCCGCCCGCCGAGGCCACCGATCACGAGATCGCCCAGGGCATCCGCGATGGCAAATACGCTTCGCCGACCAAGATGGGCGCGTTTTGGTTCTTTGACGTTCGCGTTACCGGGACCGGAATGGCCTACCGCGAGAGCCTGGGCGAGTGGGCGCACCGGGACCCGGAAAGCTGGCTATCGACCAACTTCATCGAGCGGTGCGCCGGCCTCGCCGTAATTTTCGAGCACCCCGAAAACAGCGGCCTCAACTCCGAGGAGTACCGCGAGCGCACCATCGGTTCGATCGTGCTGCCCTACGTCAAGGGCGACGAGGTTTGGGGCGTGGCGAAGATTTTCGACGCCGACGCCGCGGAATTGATGCAAAACCGCTTCCGCTCAACTTCGCCCGGAGTCACGCCGCCCCAAGGTGCAGAGGCCATCCCCCTGGAATCGGGCCACAAACTTCTGGACGAACCGCTCCCGAAGATTCTCGACCACCTCGCGATATGCGAGCTCGGTGTCTGGGATAAGGGCGGACCGCCCGAAGGTGTTCGACTCGATGCTGTGTCTCGAAAGGACGAAACCGTGACTGAAGAAGAGAAAAAGGCGCTAGAAAAAGAGCGGGATGACGCTCGGGCACGGGCCGACTCCGCCGAGAAAGAGCGCGACGACGCCGCGAAGCGCGCCGATGCGTTCGAGATGGCCGACAAGGCCCGCAAAGACGCCGAGGCCGAGGAAGAGAAAAAGCGCGAGGACAAAAAGCGCGCCGACGCGGCCGAAAAAGAAAAGGCCGACGCCGCGAAGCGCGACTCACGCAAGGATATGCATTCGAAGCACGACGGCATCGACAAGGGCGACGTCCTCGACTGCGCCAAGTGCGACGCCGCCGAAAAAGAAGCCGAGCGCGAGGACAAGGCCAAGAAGGACGCCGCCCAAGAGGCCGCGCCGGACGCCGACAGAGGGATGGACGACATCAAAGATTCCGTGACCATCAAGCAGATGCAGGCGCAGATCGACGCGCTCACCGCGCAGAAT